TAAACGCTCCAGAAATTGGTTCGTCTAAAAAGAACTTAATAGGTTGGCTTAACGATAAATCCGAAAAGCCCAATATTGCAGGTTATCAAAATGATCCGCAAGATAAACCACAACAAGAACAACAACAACCGAAAGATGATGCTTTGTCGTTTTAAGTGAAAGTATTCTTTTTAATTTTATATATAGTTAATGGTTCAAGTTCCGTTAGTTATGTAAAAATTCCTTTTGCTTATTCGTTAATACCGATTACTTGCGAAGAAGTTTTTTACGATAAAGTTAAATTTACTTTTATAGAAAATGATGGCTATTATGGATTTTATAAAGATAAAATTGTTTATGCTCATACTTGTATTGATGAACATGGAAATTACTATAATGGCTATGAAGAAAAATTAGATTGGGAATTAGGCTATGGCAAATAATGTAAAAGATATAAACCAAATAACTAAAGAATTAGAAAAACTTTTAAAACAAAAAGAGGAACAATACGGAAGTTTTGATGTTACAAGCTATTCTTTTAAAGGTGTTTTGGAAAGTATTTTATCGGCTTATAATGGTAGAGTTGTAGTTTGTCCGCCTAATATCTTTGGAGTTTGTATGATCTTTGTAAAGTTATGGCGTTCAATAACGAATCAAAAATATAAAAAAGATACTTATGATGATATTAGCGGATATAACGAATTAAATAGAAACCTTAAAATGAAAGAAAACAATGGGAAATAAAGTACCAATGACTCCAGTTATGTTAAGACTATTGAATTTTATTAAAAAATATGCCAAAAAGAACAAATATTATCCAACTTATCAAGAAATGGCTGATGGGTTAAATTATAAAAGTAAAAATTCGGTAACAGTCATTATCAATAAATTGGAAGCAAGAAACGATATAAAAAAGATAAAAGGTTACAGGAGGAATATAGAACTTAATGTTTAAAGTAGAAAAAAATTCACTCCAAGAATTAGTCGTAAATTTTAAAGAATTTTTTGTCGGAGCTACAATAGAAGAAGCAACAAAGAAAGCTCATGAACAAGAAAAACCTCAAGATGACGCAACTATAACAATAACTGACAGGCGTTTTCTTGGGTCTAATATAAAAATAGTCAGTGATAAAAAAGATGGCGATACTAGACCCCAAACAAATCAGGGATCTGAAAGTGAAGCAGGGAAAATGGGTACAAAGAATGAATAAACACAAACAAATGATTCGTTCTTACCAAAATAAATTACCTATTATTTCACAAAAGATTTTAGATTTGGAACAAAAACAAGAAAGTATTATTACTTAATTTACTTTCTACCGCTAAAGTTGTACAAGGGATAAGGGGATTCTACGCTCAAAAGAAAGGAAACATGATAATAATAGATAAAGAACAATTAACACTTGACGAAAAAGATTTTAATACAAAGTTAGGTAAAGCATTAAAAAATTTAAGAACTATAAGAAAGAAAACTCAAACACAAGTTGCCAGACAAATAGGGGTAACATTCCAGCAAATACAAAAATACGAAAAAGGTGCAAACGCTATTAGCGAATTTAAAGCTAGAAGAATTTGTACTTATTTAGGTAAAGATTATAATTTATTACAGGAGGAGTTTAATGTTTGTACCAGTTCAAGATAGAATAGATAAATTAATTCCAGACCCAATTGAAATAGATACATTTAATTATTTATCTAGTATTGCCGAAAAATTTATTATTAATGGACATGAAGCTCACAAAACAATTCCAGGTTTTGATAAATGCAAACCAGAAATAGAAACCTATAAAGTTTTTGATGGTATAGAAATTCCTGTTCATGGTTACGCAGATTTTAAAGGTGGCGTTATAATAGAAGATAAATGTAAATTTCCAAGAAGAGGTAAGATTAAAAAAGACGGAACTAGATCATGGTCAACTTCTAAACTACCTGATTCGATAATGCCAGATCACTTAATACAAACGGATTTTTACCATTATGCAACCGAACTACCTATTTATATTTGTTATATAAATGAAGAAACCTTTAAAGTCTTTCATGCCGACAATTGCGAACAACTACAACCTGAAAGCATTAAATCAAGGCTATCACAATTTTTGCAAAGATGTAAAGTAAGACAAAACCTTTTAAGTGTAAGCCAAGATGTAAATATTATAAAAAACTATATCCAACCTGACTTTGAAAATTTTAAATGGAAAAATGAATTAGACCCAGATTATTTAATCAAAGCTAGAAAGTTTTGGAGTAGCTAAAAATCCCATCAGGAAATTATTGTCGCAGCAAATCTAGAGTACCCTAAAAATAGAATCGTCTATTCTTTAATAAAACTTTTTTTTTCTAAAAATTTAAAAAACCTAATTTGATATAATAGGTTTATAAAAAAAATAAGGAGGGAAAATGTGTAACGAATGGAAACACCCAAGCTACTATAAAGAGTTAGCAAAGGTAAGAAAAGAGTTTGAAGAAGAAGAAAACTCTAAAACTAATAAAGAAGAAGAAAAGGGGGAAGAAGATGAATAAATTTGAAATAGCAGGAAATCCTACTATTGATAAATTAGCAAGTCAATTTGGGATTGTAATAGAATGTTATGTAAATGACATTTACGAAGTTTGGGTTTATAGAAGAAAGTCGGCAGACTTTGTTGTTCATAATCCTTTATATAAAGGTAAATGTACTTATATATCTATAAAAAGAAAAGATAAAAAAGCCATACATGATTGGCGACATTTTCAAGAAATTAAAAATGAATTAGTTGGAAAAGAAGTTGAAGCTATGGAAATGTATCCTGCTGAATCAAGGTTACATGATTCGGTCAATCAATATCATTTGTTTTGTTTGCCAAAGGGAACTTCATTAAAGTTTGGTTGGTTAGAAAGATGCGTTGATTATACGCCTAAAGAGGGCGGTTATAATAAGCCTGGTCAAAGAGGATTATAATTGTATTGGGCGGTTAGAAATAATCGCCCTACCAATTAAATTTAGAAGATTCGTTTTCAAAAGTTTTATCTTCGTCAGCTTTTCTCATACATTCATAGTGAGCATGACCTTTTGGGTAAAAAGAAACAAAAGAATCAGTATTAATAATATTAATTTTACAATATCTGCATTTGCCGACATTAATTATTGATTGTATTTTGTTCTTCTTGCCCACCATCTCCCCAGTTCAACTTAATGAACTACACCTAAACATTAAGAATTTCGTTTATAGGCTTTAGCACTTATTGTACTATTTTTTTTAGACCTACTTTTACCTGCCTTTTTTCTTTTATTGACATAGTACCAGAGTCCTTTTTTAACTACTTTTCCATCTTTTCGTTTATGATAACCTTTTTTCATAATTATTTTTTCTTCTTGTTTTTTTTCTTTTTCTTTTTGTTCTTCATTGGTGGTCTTCCTCTTTTACTTCCGTAAGTTCCTTTTCCGTATGGCATAGTTATTTCCTTTTGTTTTTATGTTTATTATTACCCATATACCAATCTCCAGGTTCATAGTTCCATTTTTTACCATGATGACCTCTTAAATCAGCATACAGCATTCTAGCTTTCACTATGAATTTTAAAATACTTCTTACCACTTTTTGCAAGACCAGTATCTTGCGGTTAGTTTATTATTAGCCGTACTACATTTATGTCTGGCTCTAAAACTCTTTCGTCTTGCTGGATTAGATTTTTTAATAGTCATGTTTGCATCTCCGTATCTAATTAATCTTACGGTGCTTCCTGACTTTGCAAGAACAGCAAATTTCTTTGTTTTTGTTCTAGCTCTTTTAGGTTTATTATAACCTGAAAAACTTTCGCCTCTATAATTTATTGCCATTCCTTATAACCTTTTTCATCTTTAATTAATGCCATTCTTCTATCATCATTTTCAAAGGTTGTGTTTTTGGTACTTACATGAATCCAACCTGAATTTATATCCGAATCATTATAATATTCTAAAATTAACTGATCATAAGAATATTTTTCTTTGATGTATGTTGCAACTTCTTTATTATCAACTCCAGGTATCTCAAAGTCCACCGCTTCTCCTTGACAATGCTGACTTGTAGGCTTTGAGCCTATCATGGTAGCTAATTGTTCGCTTCTAAATCCGCTAGTAACTTTAATTGGTAATTTATAATGATTTCTTAAAGGTTGAAGTATTTTTTCGCAAAGGTTTTGTAGGTTATTTATTTGTTGTTCGTTAGGTGTATTATCAATATCATTTCGTAAAGCCGTTTGGCTTTGTGTTAATTCTTTTAATGTAAAATTATCTGTCAGGTTCATTGTTTTCAAAATATTTATAATCAAATTCAACAGCTTTCCAGCCGTCTTTTTTCTTTAGTTTGCTTCTTTTACCAAAATCCTCCGCTTCTTGTAAAGTAGTAAAAATTTGGTTTGTAAATATTCTTAATTTTTCTGTATTCTTATCGGTAATAACTACCAAATACATCATGCCTTAATTTTAGGTTTTTTAGGCGGTAAAAGTATCTGTTGGCAATCAAATTTAAGATAAATACCATATTGATTAATTTCTTCTCTTCCCATTTCTACTGTTTTGTCCATAGATTTTTTATATCCATCAACCATACAAGTATAAAAATCGTCATAAACCTTATCAAAGGTATGAGGTTCAAGGCACTGATTCGCCATAGAGGAACACATTACTATCGTTAATACTATACTCATTTATCTTCTTTTGGTTTTAATTTATCTTCTAGTTCTTTAATTTTTTTGTTAGCTTGTTCTAAATCGGTAGAAGTATGTTCTAACTTTTGTAAGCAACGCTTATTAGCAGCGTCTTTAGACTTACCAGCGTCTTGAAGTTCCGCTACTTCTTGTTTAAGTATTCTTACCTGATCTTTATATTCGTTTATTATCTCTAAACTTTCTGACATATAAAAAAATATTATTTTGGTTTTTTCATAATATCTGCACCTTTAAGACCATAGATTGCAGAAACAACTCCGATAAACAGAGCTTGATACCAGAATGGCATATTATTAAAATACTCAAAAAACATTTCAACTTTTTTCATAATTTCTGGATCGTCAGAAAATATAGACCAAATAAGTAACATTACAGGTGCCGACACCAAAATTAAAACAAACTCATCTTTCCAGCCTTGCTGATTATTTTGCATAACAGCTTGTTTGTATTCAAGCTCACCTTTTGCCATTTTTTCCGCATGAGTAGTTTCTGCGTCAGCCATGAGCATTTTAGTTTTTTGTCGTTGCTTGTAAATATGCGAACCTGCATTTACAGCCAGTTTGATTGCACTTAACCACATAACTATCTCCTTTTTTTAAGATGTTTTAAAGTAAATTTTACTCTTTGTCGCCAAACAAAACCATATAATTTTCTTAATAAACATTCTAGCTTTACAAGTAAATATTCCATAATTAAACCTCATAAAATCCTTAATGTTTACAGTTATCACAAATACATAAATCACTATCATAATGGTGTAAATGTAATTCATCTTTACAATGACAATTACAATGACAATTTTTACATACTTTTTTTTTTCTTTTTTTCTTTGGTTTTTCTATAACTAAATTAGCTATTTTTTCGCATACATTATCTAACCAAGTTAAAAAACTTATTATGACTTTATCTAAAAACATATCAATCTAATATTAATGCTTTAATACTTTTTTCTCCCATATATATTTCAGTTTCTGCCATAGATTTTATACATTGATACTCTATTGATTTAGAAGCACCTCTGGAAGCCACCCTTTTACCTTTCAGACAATCGGACATAGAACTTTGAATACGATGCTCTTTTATTTCACCGTTTATTATTAACAATAAAGCAATAACAATTTCCTGCATTTAATAATTCTTTCCGTTTTCTCTAACTTTATCTTTTAATTTTTCTATATCGTTTAAGGCTTTATCTAATTGTTTTTCTATGTGAATAAGCATTACTTGATTATGTATATTCTTATCTAAAAGTTCTTGATGTTTTTCTATTGTTTCGTACAAATCCTCTAATAAAAGAAATTGCTCTTTATCAACTGTTGTTTGTTCACTAGCTTTTAATAAATCAGCATTCATCAATTCCCTTGATGTCTCTAGTGATGTAAGTCTAGCAGTTATTTCGGTGTAAGCGAAGATCCCCATAGAAATTGCTATTATGATTCCTATCATGTTCTTGACAGGCATAGCCACCGATGTGTTCTCATTAATCTTCATAGTCAACCATTAATAATTTTATACCTAATTTTTTTTGTTTTTTTGTAGGTGCTCTATATATTTTATATGAGCCTTTAGGTTTATTTTTTAAACATTTACCTTTTTTGTTTTTACGAAAAGTAATTGTCTTAATATCAATTAGTTCTACATTACCATTTTTGTCAACGATAACAATATCAAACGGACAACTTGGATCACAGCTTTTGGCGACATAATAGCCTTTTTTAGTAAGTTTAGCTATTGTTTCGTATTCGCCAACTGTACCTTTAATAGAAGTTTTTTTTTGTCGTTCAGAGATAAGTTTTTTATCTATTTGCAAAACAATTATTTAATAAAGTAATTATAACCACTTGTTATTGCTGTAGCTAATATAAGTAATAACCAAACAGCACCTTTCCCTTTATTAATATCGGCTCTTAATGAATAAGTTTCTTGTTTTAGTTCCCTAACTTCTTTAACTAAAAAATCTATTTTAACTTCTGTTGCCGATTTTTTTGCCATGTTATTCTTCTTTCTTACCTTGAAGCATTTGTAAGTATTCGTAAATAAATTGTCTTGTTTCGGAATCAGCGTTTGCCATAATAGTACCTAATTTTCCTAAATGTTGAATAACGCCATCAGCACCTTTGTTTCCTGTTATTTTAATTCCTTGTGCTAACCATTTAATAAAATTTGGGTTAGTCATTAATCCAGCTGTTACTCTTGCACTTCCTATAACTAAAGGAACGGATAATATAAAAGCAGGATTACCTGTAAATGCAGTTGCTCCTCCTCCAAATATTAAACCTTGTCCTACTAATCTATCTGCAGTTCCACTAGGATTAGCAAAAGTTTTACCACTTGCTCTAATATTATCTGCAATATTAACTACTTGTTGTAAATTTTTTTGAAATTCTTTTCCAAAAGGTGCACTTTTAAAAAGTGTTTTTTTAGCTTGATCTGATAATTTACTAAAATTAGTTAAAAAAGTTTCGGAAGAAAATCTTCCAGCTGTCATAACAGTATCGCCACCAAAAGTTTGTGCTGGTTGCATACGACCCATTCTTTCAAGAATATTAGATACTAAAATTTTATATGAATCGTTTGATGCTTCTTTATTTACTTTTGCTAAAGAATTTCTTACTGCATTTAATCTAGTCGCACCTTCTTTTCCTGAACTTAATAAACTCATTACAAGTTTATCAGGGTCAGTAATATTTACTATTGGTTGTAAATAATCTTCAATTCTTTGTAATCCTTTTTGGTAAAATTTATTAGCCGTATCTAATTGTTTTACAGCAGTATCACTTCCATATTTTTTAGCAGCAATTTTTAAATCTTCGCTTAATGCTTTATAAATTAATTTTAATTGTCCTTTTTCTACATCAGGAACTAAATCAAAAGAAGCCATTTTTTTACCTATTTTTTGTTTTATACTTTTAACTGCAGCATAAGGTAATTGTCCATTGACCATATCTTTTTGCAAATTACCAAACAAATCTTTTAAGAATGGACTTTTTAATTGATCACCTACATTTTTAGCACCTGGAATATCATCAACTAATGAACGAATAGTATTTAATGTGCTTCCTTTACCTTTAGATAAATCAATTAAAGCGTCTTTTTTTATAAATTTATCTATTTTGCCAAATAAAGTGTTAGCTTTTGCATTAAACATTCCTACAAAACTTTTTGGATTATTAAGTCCATCTAAAGAATTAATTAATGCTCTACCAACTATTGATTCGTCAGGAACAACTGGTTTTTTAATTAAATTTTTTGCCGTAGATAAAACTTTGTCGCCTAATTGTTTTTGTGCATTTCCAGCAACTGCTGCTATTTTTCCAGAACTTCCTGGAAAATTACCTAACAATAGTTCAACTGTTTGCAATCCTCTTTTTTGTGTAACTTGTCCTAAAGAAGGTGTTACTCCAGCGTCTATATAATCTTCTAATCTTTTTGCTGTTTCTACTCCTTTTTTTCCAAAACCTGTTATTGAACCTTTTAATGGTTTTAATATTAAAGGAACTACAGCTTGTCCAACAGAACCAAAAGCAAAATCGGTTCCTCTTTGTGCTGCCCATTCTTTATTAGTTCTTAATATTTCTGCACCGTACATTTGTCCAACTCTTTCAAATAATTCCGCACCTGCAGCCATTCCAACTCCAGAACCTACAACGGCACCAGCTGCAGTTCCAACAACAGGTACGGCACTTCCAGCAACAGCACCTTTTGCAGTTCCTATAATAGAACCAACCATTTCGGTAGCTTCTTTTCCTAAATCTATTGCGTCTGCAAGATTAGTTTTATTTTTATTATCTAATTGGTATCTATCGCCTTTTTCATCAGTAACGATAAAATTATTACCTTGTAAGGGTTCAACTTTAGTGTAAAATTTTTCAAGAGTTGCTACTTTAGAAGCCATGTTTGGTGCAGCTTCTACAAGAAATCTTATTTTATTAGGAACTTCGTTTAATTCTAGTAATTCTTTTTTTTGATCGCTAGGAAGTTGATTTACAAATTCTAGGGTTGTAGCCATAATTAACCTTTAATTTTAAATAATGAGCCATTCGGTAATCTAAAGAAATAAAACCCATCTTGGTAATCAGCTAATTTTGTACCTTTTGGCAATCTATTTATAACATCTTTCGTTTGACCTGGAGGTCCGTCAGGAACTTTATTATTTACAAATAATGGTCTTAAATCATTATCTACAAAAATATTTTCAATGTTTAATCCTCTATTTTCTGCAATTTTTTCATAACCAGTTCTTATATTATCAATTGAACCCTCAGAAGCATTATGAAATTCTATTGCAGCTTTTTTAAAGTTTTCTCTTTCTCTATCAGTTAATCTTTCACCTTTTCTTAACTTTTGCCATTTTTGAAATGCTTTTTCAAAACTAACTAAAGCAGAACCACCTGTTCCCTCAGCTACTTCAAATTCTGATTCCCTAACTACTGAATTAGGGTCTAGTGTTTTCATAAAAGCAAAAATTGCTGCTACATCTCCAGCTCCTGTGTTTTGCTCTAAAGAAGATAACATTTTTTTTAATTGTGTTGTAGATTCATTAAAATTTTCTATTTGTTTGTCATCATTGTAATTTTTAAAAAATTCATTTTCTTGGTCTTGAATATTCTTAAATGCTTCTTTTATATCTTTTTTCTTTTGTAGTTTATTCTTATTAGATAATTCTATTGATTTTAGTCTTTCGTTTAAAATACCTGTAACGGCAACTTTTGGAAATGCTTCTGCAATTTCTTTATATGGACTGTCATCAGGTAAATTATCAAAAAAATTTCTTTGTTTATCAGCTAATTCTCTTGCCTTTTTATTTTCAGCCATTTTATTTTTCATTTCTTCCATTTGCATAAATTGACTTTGTAATTGTCCTGTTTGTTGTAAAGCAGGTGCAAAAGAACTAAATGGGTCTTTACCTTGTATTCCTTGTCCAATCATATTTGCCCCAAGAATTAAATTAGGATTAATATTATTAAAGCTACCAAAGAAACCTTTATTGTTATTACTTAACAATCCATTATTAGGTGCATTATTTCTAACAATACCATCTGGGGCTACGGAATTACTTCCCATAGTTTTATTCATTAAATTTTGTCTAAAAAGTCGTTCAAAAAAGTTCATGTTATATCAATCCTCTTGTTTTCAAATAGTCTATATTATAAGGGTTATTGGCTAAATTAGTAGCCGTAAAACCGCCATAGGGGGCTTGAGAATAGCCAAATTGACTAGATAGGGGGGTTAGTGTCATATTAAGATTAGCTTTAGCCTGATCGTATGCTTTTTGCACATCAGATACATTTTGGGATTGCATATTGTTAAAATAGTTATTTACCATAGAATTTTGCGGAGTTGTATTTCCTATAAGATTTGCAGCTAAAGGAGTTAATTGATTTATTGCATCTCTTTCATCTCCTCCTACATTACCTGTTAAGTAATTACCATCATATTTAAAATCTCCAGAACCATCTGGGTTATATTTTATTGTTTTACCTGTATAACCTAAAACGCCTAACGCTTTATTATTTTTATAAGTATCGGTAACTCCTCTTATCATAGTTCCTACAATACCACCAGATTTTACAACTGTACTTAAAGGATTTTCTGACATATCTTTTGAAAAAGTTGTAGCGTTTTCGTCTATTGAAGAAGTATATTTACTATATTTTGTTTGATCTTTAATGTTGTTAAAAGCTAAATCCAAATTTTCCATAACAAAATCTGTTTCTATATCCGATAATTTACTACCTTTTAAATCGGAATTAGATAAGGCTTGTAATTGATTTAAAGTATTTATTTTATCTTTATCGCTAACATCAGGGGAATCTAAAAATGCACCTAAATTAGCTGTTTGATATTGTTCCGTATTAATAATTCCTGGAGTTTGTTCAATATCAACTAAACCTGTATCTTTGTTATAAGTAGCGTTTGTAATTTCTCCTAATCCGTAACCTGCGTCTATTCCCACATCTCCAGAATAAGCGTCTGTTTCGTAATCAAAATTATTAGAAACTACTCCAGGTGGTAGAACAGGATCAGGATATTCAAAAGGTTTATTGTCATTATCATTTCCAAAATTTGTATTTACTGGAGTTTCGTTAAAATCATTATAACTTTGTGTATTTTCCCAACCACCATCACCATAGTTATCATTATTATTATTATTGTTATTATCTCCACCGCCAAATCCATCATTAGCATCAGCTCCACCACCGCCAAATCCATCACTAGCATCTCCCCAACCATCAAAACTTAATATTCCAGAAGCACCTACATTTGGTTGATTATTCATTAATGAACCATGTAAATTAGCTTC